ATGACTTGACCGTTAGAAAGTGACTGTATAAAACCGTCCGTAATAACATTCATATCTGCGTCAAAAAAGGTTAGGTTTGATGGATATGACGATGTATTAAAAGATATAACAAACGGATTGTTATCAATAATTGGCATTACCTCCGAACGTCCATAATTTGGTAATGGTTGAATACCTACGGGCGTCATACCATCACGTGAAAATATTTCATCCATCACAATGGCATCTTTATTAAAGCGATTAACACCCGTCATAATTCGCTCCATTAAAATAATTTCATTTTTTTGTTTTAATATGTCCAATTCTTTTATTAATAAATTGTCAATAAATTTATTCCCCACCAAATAAGGAGTATAAGGAGTTACAACATTGCCTTTTTCGATTTTTAATGTTTCAAATATTGATGTTGACGGATTTTTTACATTTAATCCGTAGAAAGCCGCATTTTCCGGGGGCGTAATGACTTGACCGTTAGAAAGTGACTGTATAAAACCGTCCGTAATAACATTCATATCTGCGTCAAAAAAGGTTAGGTTAAACGGTGTTTGCCCGCCATTCCATGATATTACAATTTGTTCTCCTTTCTCAACTACCGGAATATAAGAGGTTCTAACATATCCGTTTGTAATAGCAATACCCACGGGAATACTACCATTACGGGATAGTAATTCATTATAAACAATGGCATCTTTATTAAAGCGATTAACACCCGCATACATTCTTTCTGTAAATTGTATCAATGATTGTAATTCCCTTAACTCATTGTTTAATCCGCTTGCACTTTCTGTTATTATTACTAACTCCCATGCAGTTGCATTGTTTTGTAAAGCACATAATTTGCCAACGGGTACGGTTACATTAAAATCAACATAATATCCGCTCCCGCTTGTTAAATAAAATACATTGCCATCCGGCAAAGGGTTTATTGCTTTCGTCGTTGGCGTTGCCACTCCAACGAACGTGCGCCCGGTTCCCATTGTGGTTATAATAGTACTCAACACGTTTTGCAAAACTGCCCCGGTAATCTCTTGGTTTCCGTTTGTCTTAATTACGGCGGCAACCGCTTCTTTCAAATTAGTATAATTCATAGTAGTAAAAATTAATTGTTATTGTTAAAATCTGTATTAAAATCTTTGTTGTAATCACCTTTATATGTTGGCATAAAGCCCCGCCCGATTTTTTTAATCACGGTATCGGTTGTAAATTCGATTTCGACAGACGCCAAATTGCCCTGCGTTTGCCATTTCGGGGTAATCAAAAACGTATCGCATTCGTAATGTTGCCCGTCAATATCAACCGTAACATAATCACTCATTCGGATAACTCGCATTACGTCACAAAGATATTCCGGGGATAAAAATATGGTACGGTATGTTTTGTACGATACTTGTTTTTCCGGGAAAAAATACCCGTCCCGGCTTTCGCCCTCCTCCTCAAACGTGTAATCCGGTTTACCCAATTCGGCGCAAATAAACAGCGTGTTTTTAAATAAGCCGTCGTAAAATATTGCGCCGCTCGGAAACTGCAACGTTTCGTCGTCCCACCATTGCAAGCGCATGAACCCGGAAACGTCCGGCGTCCATGTAAAAATATCGCTTGTAAAGTCCTGTACCCCGTCCGATATTTGGATATAATGCCGCCCTTGCTCCGCTTGGAACGAAAGGGGTAACAATCCATTGTAAACGAACAAATCAAAACCGTATGCGGCGAACCTTTGGACCGACAACCCCGTTTCCAACATTTGTTGCGTAATGTCCACAATTTGTTGTCCCTTATCATTGAACAACCGCACCGCCAAAATTGGTGCGCTCCGGGTCGCCCGGATAACTTGGAACGGCAATATATGCCGCATCGGTGTTGCCAACGGGTAAACATCCCCGTAAGCATACGATTTTTTGGCGTTCTGCCAATTTACATTGGTGTAAAAAGGCAACACGGATAAATTATTATTACTCTGTATCATGTTTAACCGTTATTTTATTCATTCTTGACGACAAATTTATGCTTATTTTCTCGATTTGCCCCGTGCCGATTGAGGTTTTTATTAGTTGCATCGGATTGGGGTCTGTAATTGACGGGAAATTTAATGTTTGTTTCTTGTTTCTTTGAATAGAAAATGCAAATGTATCTGCGCCGTTTATGTTTACGTTACGTGCGGGCAAATCATATACCCAATACATCGGCAAAAGGTTTATAAACGCCAAATATCCGTTTTGCAAATAATATTCGACCCCATTCAACGTTTGCCGGGTAAACGGCAAAACCCATTGCGTGCCGGACGTCGGCGGAACGGCTGCAAATAATGCGAATCCGTCCGAACTCATTGCACCGGGGTTTAACAACATCAAATCAATATCAGACGTAAAATTTGATATACTTATTTCCTCTATTTTACCCTCTGTTACATATTTACTAATTATCTGTATCGGCAACCCCTCAAACGCTTCTGTAACGTCATCCATCCACTCAAATTGGTAACGTTCCGGCATATCTACCTTATCAAATGAATATTCGGACGTATTAAACGCCCACGGCTTGCCATTTCTCAAATTTATCTCCTTTGTTAAATCATGGCTTACTATTACCTCGCCGGAATATGAACCGCCGTTTCTGAAATATTGAATATGTTCAATTTTAAATTTTCCATCCTCAATAAACCAATAACATTTAAAGCAATCACGCAACATATTTGTAAACTGCTGCAATGTTGCCGGGGCTTTCTGTGCGGGTTTTTGATATTCTCCATTGATTATATTTGTTTTTTGAGAAACAAACAATCTGAAATTCAAACCGGAAATTGGATTGTCCGAACTGTACAAAAATTGGCTATATTCCGGGGTTGCTTTATGCGTAATACCCGGCGCAATCTTTTTCAACAATACAGCTATACACGACGAAAGCGTGAATGTATCGTTCAATGTATATGCCTTTCGTGCTTTTTCCTCCAAAATCCAATCAAATAACGCAAATCCAAACCATATTGAGGCATAACGCCACGTTGTACGGGCAATTGGATAAAATGTTTGTCCGATTGTAGAATATGGCGGATAAAAGTATTGCCCGTTATCAGCCAAACCCCACTCGGTCGGTTCATCCGAAAACCTATTTGATATAAATGCAATGTCTATTGCATACCCTATTACTCTATGATAATTTCGGTTGTTTTCTACAATATCATTTGCGGGCAATGCGTATGTATTCAAATCCCCAATCATTTCAACATCACATAAATAACGTGCCCAAACTCCATAAAATTTTATATCAAACTGCAATGAACCGGGTGCGGCTCCATTGTAATTTGGAACGTTGATTGTTTTATTGGTTGTTATTACTCCGGTTCCTTGATACCAATACAACAAAACATTATTTTCATCATAGAAATAATAATATTCCTGCCTGCCTGCTACGCCCGTCCATTTTTCATAATGTATTTTGTAGTTTTTACCTACCGCATAAAAATCGCCCTGCGAATCTATACCCTGCGCCGCATCGCCATCAACAACACGACCAACATACAACCCATTATATGTATTTGGTGCGCCATTCATTCCGGTAACATTTATTTCATTCAGACGGGACGCCAACGAAAAGTAATATTGCGTTCTTAAAACCTCCGTGTCTGTTACTGCTTCGCTAACATTTTGTTCCCAATTTGAACCACCCAAAAAGCACGAAACAACATTATCCCCCGGAACATATATTTGTATCAACGGGCGTTTGTTGATTGTTATTTTTTGAATCTCCGGGGCTAATGAAACTAAATTATATTCCTTTTCCAACCCCGCCAATACGTCGTTGTAATCATCTATTGCGTCCGGTTGTACAACTACTTTTTTATCGTAATCGGTAAACGTACAATCCGTTTTCATAAACTTGCCTTGAAAATATTGGTACCATGTACGCCCGCCGTCGTCGCTTTTTTCAATGCAATACAAAAATTCATTATCAAACTGTTTCCCGTTGATATAATCGTAATCATTACGAACAAAAGTAATTTTGCCGGATAATTTAGCCCGGTAAAACTTCTGATTTGTTTCTAACTCATAGTCCTTTGCTAAATCATCCTTATAAATTGGATTTACTTTCTTTCCCTCCAATATGTTTTCGGAATCCAACGTTCCCAACTTTAACCATGCTGTCCCGGCTTCGTACTGCGATTTACTAACATTAAAACGAATATAAGCCGCATTTATTGGTATGTCAAATTCCGTATTTGTTGCGGTTGGGTCACTACCCCAACCGCCAATTACGTTTTTGTCACTATCATAAAACGCCCCTCCGGATTGCGGCGTATAATTCTGAAACAACTTTCTTGGATATACATTGTTGACCGGCACAAACGTGCGTGTATAATAAAAGTTTGTATTATTTCCGTTTATATCTCCGTTTGTACCAACTGCGCCAATTGCTAAAAAGGCATTTACAAATGAATGTCTATATATCGGGTTCATATCAATTCTTTATTTTACGTGTTAAATTCTTGTAAACCTCAACGACGTTTCCGTTACCATCAACGTAACGGCGACGTTTATTTTGTTCCTTAATCTCCCTTACATCGTCTTTTAAATCCCGCAAATCCGGTGCGTTATTTTGTTGAATCGTTACATTAATGCCGTCGGTATTGTAGGCATTAAGGTACTTTTGGGGGAATGTTCCCCGGTTCAAACTATTTATTACGTCCGGGATTAAACGACGGAAACGGCGGGAATTACGTTTATTGATAACGGCGAAAAATTCCCCGCCCTCGGCACGCCTCCGGGTTCCATCCGGTTTGGTTCCTAAATCCACGTCGTCCCCGGATTGGTGGGAACCGCCCGCCAACAATTCAACCGTACCGTCCCCGTAACTTTCCGAACCCTCGGCGGCTTTACTCATTTGTGCGGCTTTAATTTTGGCGGCGGCAAATGAAGCCCACATAACAGCGATTGCCGGGATTGCGAACGGGAACCCCAATTGCGACCAAATCAAAGCGGACGCCGTTACAAGGTTTCCGATTTGTTGGATTGTCTGTATTGCCTGTTGTGCCTTTTGCGCTTTCTGTTGCTCTTTCAACGCCTTTTCTTGGTTCCGTTTTGCCAAATCCAACTCCTTTTGTGCCATAACCACGTTTGAGGCATAACCGTTCGCCCGTGCTTCCCTTTCGGCGTCCAACGTGCGTTGTGCGCTTTCAACCTCTTTGTCGGCGGCATTTACGGCGGCTTCGGCGGCTTGCAATTTCGCATCTAAAAATACCTGTAATTGCTCCATTGCAAAGGATACGGACGTACTTATTGCCTCCTTTTGGTCGTCGTCCAAATTAAGCCCAAACAAACCGTAAATGTCTGTTCCTCGTTCCTCTCCTTTTGACTGCTCAATTTCTTGGTCAATCTTTTTTATTGTGTTTTGAATTGTTTGTACTTCAACATCTGACAATTTATTGGCTGCTTGCTCGTTCAATTCTAATACCTTTTGCAAACGTTCCTTTTCTGCCTGCAAACGGAATTGGGTTTTCCGGGCTTCTGAATTTCTTAATAAATCAAATTCAGATTGCGCCAACGCTTGTTGTTGGTCAAACATCATTAATTGCGTTTGCAAATATTCGTCGGCAATTGCGCTTCCCTTAACGTCAAATCCGGCATTAATTACCCCGGCGTCCTGCTGTTGTCCGGTCGGCTTTTGCTCATTCTGCAACAATGCTGTTTGTCTTTCATTCTCTAACAACTGCATACGCAATTGTCGTTCCTGCTCGCTTCCCTGCTTAACCGCTTGCAAACGTAATTCAATGCTTTCTTTCTGCAATGCCAATTCTTGCAACTGCCGTTCTTGCTCTATTTTCAACAACGCCTCTGTCTGCTGCTGTTCTAACGCCGTAATTGTTGCGTTTATCGCCTGCCGTCCGGTTTCGTTCAAATCCTTTTCGGTCTGTAATTGGTGTTGCAAATCCTCAATCTGTCGGGAATACTGATATTGCGTTTGCTGCCTACGCTTTGCCCATTCGTCGGTTTCCAACTGCAATTGTACATCCTGCAATTTCCGGGTTGCCTCCAAATTCTTTTTATAAGCCGCTTCAATTTGCTTTGCTTGTTGTTCTGCTGCCTTTTCCGCATCGCTTTTACCCCTTGGCGTTACGGTTGGGT